TTCCCTTGCGACCTTTACGCAAGATCTTCTGTATCACATCATTATGCGATTGAGGCCAAAAAAAATTCTTGCTGAGAGCCCAACCATCGATCAGGTCCCCAACAAGATATAAGTTATCACATTCAAACGTTTTTAAAAAATCTAACAACAGTTCTGCCTGGCACATCTTAGTTCCGAGATGAACATCAGATATGAAGACCGAACGATAGTGCTCCATCTTAGTATCGATTGCCGATTGTATATTTAGTGATCAGATTCCAGTTCCCTTTTTCTTTGAATGGGATAATCTTTATCTGATTTAAAGGGATGTCTGTATTGTTTGTCTTATTAGGATCTGCTTGTTCTATCAGATCCCACTCGTCTAATAGATTCACGATCCTATTGCGTCTTGCTATATCACCTTCAGAGAAATCTGCGTTCTTTCCATCTAGAAGGAATAGCTCTTTAAAATGAACGATATAATATTTACCTTGCTTGTGCAAGATATGGCATGATTGATATAGGGTATTTTCTTTCTTAGAAGCAAGACCTATTCTAGATAGAGTCTCTTTTACTTTTAGAAAATCTTCTGGATTTTTAAGGTACACCTCCACCATCTGATTCAGATCGAACATAATTACCACCTTTTGTTATTCTTATTCTTATAAGGTCAATTTGTTCTTTTGATAACAACTTTGATATCTCAAGAGCTCTGATATAATTTACGTTATAATATTCTTGAATAACATCGACAGGTTGATTCTCCTGTTTCTTATGCCATTTAGAAAAACGCTTACCACAACGTATACTATTTATGTAATAGTCATTTTTCAGAATGTTATCTATCGAATTTGTGCGGTTTATCTCATTAGCGTACATAATAGTATCAGAAAAGTATGACAATGCTCTATTTACTACAAAAGAGTTGTATTCTTTTTCTATCAGGGCAGGATTATCAGATCCTCTAATCAGATCCTTCTTGGTGATATTGATTGCGTTGACGAAATCAAAGGGGTTCATTCAAACACCACAGACATCATCGTTTCAGTCAAGAATGCTGCCATATTGATCTCATGATCGGCAGCGAATGCTGCTTGATACTGATACTTGCCGATCAATATGACGAGCTCTGGGATAGAGTCAGGTTTGACATGAGAATAGACAGTATCATAGAACTTACGAAATAACGCAGCAGAATCAGAGTCAGAGTTTTCTGCTACCCATAGGCGCATCTCTTTGAAGTTCCGGGCCTTAAGGATATTGACGAGAGCCTTAAACTTCTCGTCAGATAGATTGACGAAGATACCAGAATCGATGGTGCCGTTTACGGAGTATCTCTGTAGTTCATTAAGCACACGACGCCAATCAGGCATATGCTTAGAAACAAGATCAGCAACAACAGCTTTGTCATAGGTAATGTTTTCCGTGTCTAATATCTTGCAAGTCCTCTTAAAGAACTGCGAAGCCAACTTAGGTATGTCACTCTTTGCAAACTTAAAATCTACGACCGAACATCTCGAGTGTAGGGGCTCGATGATGCGCTGCTTAAAGTTACAGGTGAGTATGAAACCGCAGTTCCTCGAGAATTCCTCCATGAAATTGCGTAGAGCTGGCTGCGTTGAATTTGCATTAAGGTAGTCGGCCTCGTCAAGGATGACGTACTTTCTGCCTCCCGCAAAAGATACCGAGGAAGCAAACTGTAGTATCTCATTCCTAAGTGTATCGATGTTCCCATTCATGCTCCCGTTAATTATGATATAATCTGCATCTATCTGCTCTAACATGGCGCGAGCCACTGTGGTCTTACCCACACCAGCCCCGCCTGCTAGGAGTAGATTCGGAATCTTTTCTTTGTCTACGAACTGCTGAAATGCTGTCTTCAATTCACCAGGTAGCACACAATCACTTATATTCTTCGGCCGATACTTCTCGACCCATAGAAATTCATCACGAACCATAACCATCTTAATACGACCTTAGTTTTTGAAAGAACTTGTAGCTTCTGTAGCAACATAATAGCGTACGCTAGGTTGATCTGGTTTAGAGTCAGATGAGAACAGAGCTAACCCCTTAGATGATATCTTAACATTATAGTTAGTAGAAATCAACTTAATAATGTTCTCTGCCTTGAAGATCATATTGAAACTGATATCAGTCGTTCCTAACTTGATATTGAAAGCATCAGTGCTAGGATTCTTAGAGTTAGTGCAAGACATCTTAAGGTTTGCGCCGTCACCTACGACAGCAATATCTGGGAGTTGCAAGACACCCGCTGCTCGTACAACCTTCTGCAGATCTTCTTGGGTGATGTCGAAATCAATGTCAGCACCCGGGAAATTGATATCTTTCTCAGGTGGTGTGACGATCATAGAAGGATCGGCATAGGTATAGTTCAAGGTCTGGCTACCTGAGATGATAGTCATCTGTTTCTCACCGAAATCCAATTCTGGTTCATTGAATAGCGAGAGAACACCCAGGAATCTAGACAGTTCATAGATCGCGAACTGTGTAGGGAATGTCTCCTCAACAGTCGCCTTAGCAAAGATGGACTTTTGAGGAGACACAGTAGAAAGCATGCTGCCTGTCTTTACCAAGATCGATGGATTGATGACAGCATAGTTCTTCAAGATATTGATAGTATTTTCACTTAACTTCATAATATATGTTTCCCTTATATTTTTCTAAAATTCTTTAGCAGATCCTGATTAGGTGCTTGCGTATTGATAGGTTTAATCTTCTTTGTGTTCCTACCGACAAGACCTGCATCAGCAGTAGCAGATGCGCCAATCGATGCTAGAGCAGGCAACTTGCCAGCAAACACATAAGCACCCGTATGTTGCAAATGCATCCACGGACACATCCATACTTTGCCGCCCATGTTACGGACATTCTGACAGAACATGTAATCTTCTGACAGATAGCGCTTTGTCTTAGGATCGATGATACAATCGAAATAAGCATGGATCTCACGGGAACCATCGAATGCTTCTGTGCGGATATGATCAGGCTTATACGAATACTGAGGATATGCCATTTTGTACTTATCAAAAGTCGAGCGGCGGATCATCATGAATCCTGTACCTGTCTCGAGGACCTGTGCGGGTTCATCAAGACGGATGCTCTTTGTAGAAGGATCGTTCTCATCGACTGCTGGATTGAATACGAAATCACCCACGAAATCTTCGAGACGATTAGGATCTTCGTCAGCAACACCTGCATCAACCGCCTGCTTGATCTTTTCCCAAGTGATACACTTCTTGGGATAAGGACCAGCTATAACATCATAAGGAGATTCTGGTGTCTGTAATGCCATCATGGCGATGACGTCTTGCGGATTGAATCCGATATCAGAATCGATGAACAGCATGTGTTCTGCATCAGAACGAAGAAACTCATCGACACAATAGTTACGTGCTCGAGTGATCAGCGACTCATTAAACAAGAAGTATGAGCGAACTTCGATCCCATACTTTACACATAGCGCAGTCAAGTCGCAGATAGAACGTGTATACATTCCTCCACATTGTCCACCATACATCGGTGTGGCAACAAATAGTTTACGCTTTCTAAGCGCTTCTAGATCAATCTTAATTTCCATAATATTTTCCTTGTTTACCAACTACCATCATCAATGAATAGCAACACATTAATCGGCCCGACTATCAATCTAACATCGATAATCAATCCCGGATCCATATCATTCATAGTCTCCATATGCCAATGAAATCTCCACCAACGAAGAGGATTCAATGCAAAACTAACGACCACATCTGAATTTAAAATATACTTATTTATCTTTTTCATTCTCAATCTCATGCACATGAAGTTGTATTATAGCATAGTGAATAACTTTTAACAAGTCCTTTTTCCAGTCATCTCGAGAACCCTTCCTCCCATATCGTTGAGCATATTTCATGACATTGCCGATACAGAAACCCGTTCCGTGTCCAGAGTCGATTATAAATTCTGTTGCTTGATATTTGTTCTTGGAATAATGTTCACTGTATGTATCATTAATATAAGCAGTTATTTCTGCTAAGCTATTATCCTCATTGTATTTATAATCGATTTTTTCGCTTCTATTAGTTTTCATGCAGTTTCCATAAAAAAGTAAGGATTTTCGACTGTCTTAAATTCATGCAGTTTACTGATATCAGGTTGTCCTGGGACGAATTTCCATACGATATTTGGTGCTAATGAACGTGAATTCGAGAATTTAGTAGATGATATGTTGCTATCATCATCGATGAACATCGGTGAGATCTCATTCCTGAACAGCTGCAATCCTTCATCTACTTGATAGTATAAGCAAGAGAATGTCCCATCAATGTCATTGAGATCTTTCGTTTTACCATACTGACGCAAGATGAGATATGTATCCCAAGTATTAAAATCAGAAAGCTCGATGTTGGGGATCGTCTCTTTTATCCATCTGTCTTTTATGATCCCGTTATGCCATAGATATCCATTTCCTATCATAGCAGGATGGATGAATGATGCTGACTTGTTATCAGTGGTAGGCGCTTGCATATGAGCGATACAATACTGACCTTCTGGAATATTAATCTTGTCTAATGGGATAGGACCGAAAGACCTCTGCATGTAGGTTATGTTCTTTATCTCAGGATCGTAATATGAGAAAGAATATGAATGCTGACCCCTGTACATGTTTAGGTTAGCCAACTCGACGATCTTATCTTTAGAGAAAGATCCGAAGATGCTACACATCAGTAACCAGTCCCAGTATGTGATAAAAATCTTTCCCAATCCACAGTACCAGCGACTGTATACTGAATAGGATCTTTCATGTTTGCCTTGATGAAGTTCTGAATACGCTCAGAGCATGAAGGACATACGCCACATGAATGGCCATGTTCATCCGGGTCATAGCAAGTCAATGTATAATCAAGACGGACATTCCCAATCTCTCTTGCAATCATGAGTTCGTCATACTTCGAAAGCATGCTGAAAG